CTCGTGAGGTTTCGATCGTCGTCGCGATGTACGCGCCGGCGCTTCGAAGCCGAACCTTCACGCGATCAGCGTCGCCGTGAGTCGGGCGGCCACTCGAGCCCGCCGGCGATGACTCCGCAGACGGCGATAAGCACGAAAACGGCGATGATCCACGGGAAGAGCACCTCGAGGATCATCGCCGGGTCGTACACCTGCATCGCCTTACGGGCGGCCGTGCTGCTTCGCCTGGCCCTTGCCCTTGCCCTTCTTGACGCGGCCGAGCAAGGCCTGCGTCTCGGACAGCATCAGCTCTTCGAAGTCCTCGACGCCGGCACGATCACTCGTGAACGTCATCGACGGATCGACGCCGTTCGGCAACGGAACGGTCGCGCCGCTGGCAGAGTCGGTCATGTCGACGCCGAGCACGATCTGATAGTCGCCGGTCGTGTCGCGCTTTTTCGCGATGACGGTCGCCATGTAATCGAACAGCTTCGTCAGCGTCGCTTGCCCGACCTTTTTGAAGCTTTGCGTGATCTCGAAGCCGAAGTCATCCGGCCCTGTGATCGCGCACGAGGTTTTTACGTTTGCTTCCATGTTTTCTCCGAAGCTTGATTGCGAGATAGGTCCGAACGCCAGAGAGAACCGCCGGCAGCAGGAACATCGCCCACTGCCAGCGGCTCGGGCCGACGTTCAGGTCGGGACGTTTCCCCCTTCTCCGGTCGTGCCGCCGCCGGTCTCACCGCCGCCGCCCGTGTCGCCGCCGCTGGAAGGCGTGTTTGCGACGACGACCGCCGCGACCACGTCGTTCGAAGAGCGCAGTTGATCGGCGAGCTGCTGAAGCTTCGCGGGATCCGTCTTCAGTTGCTCGATCTGCGCGGCGAGACCTTCGACGAGCGCCTTGACCGACGCGTCGACGGACGTGTTGCGCTCGACTTCCGCTTGCAGTGCGTCAAATTCCTTTCCCATTTCGACTCCTTGATTCAAAAGTTGAGTGACGGCGGCGTGAATCTCGTCAAGCTTCTTTCCTGCCTCGCCGCCCGACAGGTAGACATGAACATCGATCTTCATTGCGTGACCCCTTCTTGCGAGAGTGCTTCCTGCAGCGCCTTTCGAGCGTCTTCGACCTTTTGCTTTCGCGCTTGCAGCGCTGCGATCTGCTGCTCGATCGCTGCGAGCGTTCCCTCTACGGTCCCGCCGCTCCCGGCAGACGGCGCCGGCGCGGGTGCTGGAAGGTCCGCGCCTGGCGCTGCTTCGGCCGCCGTCGTAGGCGGCGCTTCCGTCGCAGGAGTAACGACGGAGACATCGGGCGCTGCCGGTGCGACGGGATCCGGTTGCTTGCGCACGTCATCGACGAGCGTTTTGACGAGCGTCCCGACCGCGTTGAGACGGCTAAGGATCGTCGACAAGCTTCCGCCTTCCGAGAGCTCGCGAATCGTCGCGCGAAGAGACTGCAGATCGTGCGCGACGTTCGAATTGATGAGCGCGACCGTGCTGCTCGTTGCCTTTGCCTGCGCGCGGAAGTGAAACGCGACGATGATCGCGGCGAGTAATGCGAGAGCGAGAATTCCATCGAGAATCATGGTTTGGGCGCCTCGAGACATTTCATCAGCAGAATTCGCATCGCTTCATGCTCACGCTTCAGCGTGCGGACGTCGGCGCTCGCGCCGCTGGCATTCGCGGCGACTTTCGACTTGCCGGAAGGCGCCGGCCCGACAAGTGGCATCGATGAAATGAATTGCGGCGGAATGTCTTTTTCGTCGACGCATGAAACCGGAATCGACTTCGTGACCTCGACCGTCTTCACGCCGGTTGTCAGGTTCGGCGCGTCATTGCGCGCCTGCTGCAGCGCCGCGCAGCCGGCGATGATCATCACGAAACCGACCGCCGCTGCCGTAGCGTGCAGCGCGTCTCGTTGCATCTTCGAGAGCTTCATGAGCGCACCCATTGCGCGAGATCGCTGAGAACGCGATCGGCCTCGCGGCAGGCCTGCTCGAAGTCCATCGACGGCCCGGCCGCGGCGTTGCGCAGGCGCGCGATCTCGGCGGCGTCTTCCTTCGTTTTTTTTGCCAGCTCGGCGAGCAAGCGACGCGCGGTCTGCCGCGCCTGCTCGGCGATTCGGCTCAGACGCTCGATCGATTCGGCCGAGGCCTTCGCCTGCGCTCGCAGGCCGCCCGGCCCTTCGATGTCTTCGGTGAGCACGCGATTCGCGTTCATCGCGATTTCGAGCCGGCGCTCGGCCAAGTCGGCGCGCCGCGTCTGCAGCTCGATCTCGGGTCGAAGCTTTTTCTCGGTGCGCCGATCGCCCTCGATCCGATACGGTTCCGCGACCCGTGTATTCCATTCCGAATGAATGAAATGGCGAAACCCAACGACGGCGCCGACAGCGACCGCGGCGAGCGCGCCCCAGACGATCAGGCTCGCGAGCCATCCGGCCAGGCCGCGGCCGACGAGCAGTGCGATCAGGCCAGCGATCATTTGTCGCCCCTTTGACAGAGACCGGCGCCCCAACCGGCCCGCACATAGGCGGGCTCGAGCGTGCGCAGGATGCGGCGCACATAGCCGCGGTTCTCGCGCCAGAATTGCGGCGCGCGCCAACGCATGTCCTCGACGTTGTCGAACCATCGGTCGGGATTGCACGACGCCGCGCGCAGGCAGAGCTCGACCTCGCGCTCGCGCGCGCCCTCGCCGCCGTTGTAGGCCGACAACATGAACGCCGCCCGCTCGCAATCGGACGGCTCGAGCAGCAGCGCCCGCTCCCAGAGATAGCGGTCATACGTCGCAAGCGCACGCAGCGCCCAGATCGGGTTCAGCGGATCCGCCAAGGCGAGCGCCTCGTAGGCCTCTGCGATCCAGGTCGCGGTCGCCGGCATGAACTGCGCGAGGCCGACCGCACCGACCGGCGAGCGCGCGGCGGGATTGAAACTCGACTCCTGCTGCACTTGCGCGGCGAAGGTTGCGATCGGCGCCTCGAGACCCCATTCGAGGCGGCCCTGCCGCGTGAGCTCGTGCTTCCATCGCGCGGCCTCGAGCGGGATCTGCTGGGCGCGCGCCGACACCGCGTAAAGCGCAGCGAGGCAGGCGGCCAGAGCGACCGCGGCGTAAAACGAGATCCTGAGCAGGAACTCGAGCCGCTTCGCCTCTTCGCTCATGCCGCGCTTCCCATGACGTACATTCCGACCGCCATAAAGACGACCGCGCGCCATCGGTCGTGAACGTCACCGTCGTTGACGTCGCAATAGAAGAAAAACCGGTTCACCCAATACCCGAGACAGGCGCCGATCATCGCCAAGCAGGCCTTGTGCACGAAGGTCGCGACGTGCGCGAGCACGCCGAACCGACGCGAGGGATCGCTGCCGGTGTACGCGATCAGCCCGACGAGTACCGCCATCAGAGCGACCGTCGTGATATGCGCCGGCCAATCGCGGAAAAAACGGCGCACGGGACCGCCTGCCGCAGCGACTTCAGCGGCTCGCTTGTTTGCCATGATTGACCCTCAGTGCTGACGACTGACGTCGTCGATCTGTTTGCGCAGCTCAGTCATGCGCGCGACATGCTGCTCGAGTTGCGCCTTGTAGCGCTGAAGACTGACATCGTCGGCGACCGGGAATTTCGCGCCGAGCGCGGCCTTGCGCGCGGTCAGGTCGTAAACGCGGTCCTCGAGAAACGACGCGCGCAATTGTGTCGTCCCGAATTGCGACCAGAGCGCGCGGGTCACGTCTTCGCGCGCGTGATTCGCCGCGTCGGTGCGGCGTTGATACTGTGCGTCGAATAGGTAGAAACCGGTCGCGAGCGTACCGGCGGCCGCGAGCGCCGCGATCCCCGTCTTCCATACGTTCGGATGGCGGTCGAACGACTGCCGTGCACGATGCCAGCGTCGACGAGACTGTGCCTTGCGCGTCATTTCTTCTCGCCTGGCGAGAAACGACCGAGTTGAATCTGCATCGACGTCACCTTCTCGTCGAGCTTATCCAGGCGCAACGCGAGCTGCGCGCGCTGCTCGCGGACGTCGGCCTCTTTCGCGACGTCGCCCTTTTGTCGCTCGCCCTGCATCACCTCGAGCGCCTGGACGCGCGATTCCATTGCGCGGCCCCAGACGAGCACCGGACCGCCGACGACGAGCGCGATCCCGAAAATCGCGACGAACGTGTCGAGCGAGAGGCTTTTTTCGAAATGCCAGCCGCGCCGATCCTCGCCGTTCCATGTTCCTCTAGAGGATCGCCGGCGCTGCTTCATTTTGGGCGCTTATCGATCCGGGAACGGTGCGGTCGGTATCGTGTACGACGCGCCGGTATATCTAGCCACGCCTTTTGTTACACGGATCTCGTCCATGTACCCGAGCACTTGCAGATTGGTAAAGGCGCTATTGCCGAACCAAAGGTCGTTCCCGCCGTAGTTGTTAGAGTCCGAATAGGTTGAGCCGACCTGCGAGCCGTCGTAATAAAGTTTCGTGCTCGTGCCGGCCCGCGCGGCCGCCCAATGTTTCCATGCGCCCGTAACGACAACTCCCGATCCAGTTATTTGATCGCTTCCGTTTTGGTGAAAAACTAGGTCGGTGCCATTCGTGTAGATCGTCGGATAGGCGCCGTTCGTTGATGGCGGTCGCATGTCGGCGTAGCACTGCGCGCTCGCGGTCGAAGTGACCCGCGACCATCCCTCGATCGTCCAATCGCCGGTTCCGAATCCAACGCCGCTGATGTTCTGGCGCAGCCAGCCGCACGCGAAGCCATGCGTTCCGAACTTGGCGGTTCCGAAAATCGGATACCCGGCGCCGCTGCATTGGAGTGTCGTTGCGCTATTGACGACGTTATAAAAGCCGTTTAGCCCCGGATACGGGTCGAAGTGCGTCAGAAAAACAACCGAGGCGAAATTTGCGTCTGCCGGCCCTGGCCAGCCGTCAAAATATCCGCCTTGCGACAGGCGGGCCGCGGCATCGTTCGCGGACCAGACGCCAGGCGCGCTCGAGCTCGAGGTCTGCGTAAACGGACCGATAAGGCCGCCGTTATGCCGACTCATCAGGAAAAGTCCTCGTAAGGGACATTCACAGTAATTTGCGAGCTCGCATCCGAGTTTCCGGTAAGCGAATCGCCCTCTTCGAGCCATACGCCAGGGAGCTCGAGCGTCGCATTTGCCGGGACGTTGATCGATTTCGCGATGTCGTAACTGGTCCCTCCCGCCTTGTGGAAGATCGACACCGGATGCGCGGCCGCGGTGACGTTTGCGCAAATAATTCGCTTGACGTGTATCGCGTGCCCGGTAGTTACCGCCGCAATAATGTCGGCGGCCGTGTTGGTGAGCGCGAGGTGCGCCGTCTTGCCAAGAAGACTGCTCGGGCTTGCGATGTTAGGTGCGGACATGCTCTACCCTCCGAAAATGATTGCCGCCCAAATGGACGAACCGCCGCCGCCGCCCGCCGGCGCGGTCCATGTTCCGTCTGCTTTAAGAAATTTACCGGCGGCCGCATCGCCCGCTGCAGGCGCCGGGACTAGACCCTTTAATCCGCCCGATCCTGCATCGCCGATCAGCTCGTCGAGCTCGGCGGTTGCTTCCGTGGCCGTGAGGTCGAGTGGCTCGCCCGGCGCGCCCGTGTTGTTGCCTTTGAACGTATGCGCCGCCATGTCGGCAAGCTTCGCATTCGTGATCGAGGCATCCGCGATCGTCACTGTCGGGACAAGAACCCCGCTTGGGCCGAAACGATGATCCTCATAAGCCGAGATCGTTGACGCGCCGGCGGTGAGCTTATACATGCGCCCATAGGTTGCGGTGTCGTTCCAGTTTGTATTCGCCGTCGAGATCGTCACGGCGTAGGTCGTTCGGTGTGCGACGACGTAATTCGTATTGCTCCCGGTCGCGGTCACCGTGCCATTTGGGACGCTCGAGCCCTCGACGCGCCCGCCGTAGTATCCAAAGACGAGCCCCGCGCAGGCAGAGGCCCGTCGCCCGAAGATCGTTGCGGGCGATGCTGCGTCGAACAGAGCATTTGCGGTCACCTCTTTCTGCGACTGAGACGGTGAGAGCATGTCGAGGTTTACGGTTGAGTCGGCCATATTTCTCCCTTAATTCGGAACCGGATCGATCGGCGCTATCGGGTCGTCATTCGTCGCGCCGGCGCCGGTCGCAGTGCCACGCCCGCGCGTTCCGAGCGAAACCGATCCGAACTGCGCGACGGTGAAATAGATCGTTTGCTGCTCCGCGCCGAAGTCGCTCACCTGGTCGGCGGCGTCGTATACGGTCGACGTCGTCCCGCTCACGAAGATCGTGCGCGCGCAGAGGGAAAAATCTGCATTCCAAATCTCGACCGCATAGCTCTCGGCGATTTCAGAGAGCGGGACGTCCGCGAAAGGCAGCCACGCGCCGCCCGTGCGCGTGCGTCGAGTCCAATTTAGCGCCACATTACCGGCGCCGTCGGTCCCCCCGCCGAGTAACACCGGCGCATAGCACCGATACGCTGCGCCAGTGTTTGTGAATTCCTGCGCGCCAGCGCTCGCGAGCGTCTTCCCGAACGTCACCGGTTTATATGAGCGAGCGACATACAATTCTGAGAACTCGGACGGCACGCGTAATGCCGGAAGCAGCACGAAGCGCTCGCCCGAGACATGCGACCCAATGGCCCATTCGGTGCCGAGTCGCCCGCGTAGCAATCCGCTGAGCTCGTAGGTGTTCACGTCGACGAGCTCAGCGCTTTTGAATTGAATTACCTCGTCGCCGATGACCGCCTCATTTGCGCCGTTCAGCACCGCCAACTCGGTCGCGCTCGCCAATTCGCCGCCGCCGGTCGTGAGCACCGTCACGACATCCGCCTCGTCGAACGTGTTGCCGCCCGTAAAGTCGCCGAGCGTGTCGAGTGCCGTCCCGACGACTGACGCAACCGCGGTTGATGCGGCCGCGCTATACGATGCGCCGCCGTCGATCGACTTCATCAGCGTATATCCAGGCCAGCCATCGCCGCCGGAAGCAGCAGCGTAGAACCCGTCCGGGTCGTCACCATCAGAGACGAGCGGAATGTCGAGCAAATAAACCGTCGTATCGCCAACGACGACGACAGTCGGCGGCGAGCTCGTGAACTCGAGACGGGTTACCGCGCCGCCCGCCTGCGCGAAGATCTGCGACAGCGAGGCAACGCCGTCGAATTTGAGAACGCCTGAGCGCGTTTCGCTCTTGTCGACGATGCGAATGTTGCGGCCGTGCGTGACGACGTCAGTCGGCTCGAATTTGGCATACTTGCGCGACGTGAATAGCGTATAACGGTCGCGCTCGATCCATGCCATATAAAGCTGAGTGTCCGCGACCGACTTTGCTTTCGCCGACGTCATGTTTATCGGCAGCGTGAGCGATACCTCTGATTGACTCAGTGTGACTTGGCGGCGTGCCGATTGCGTTCCCGTCTGATAGTCAGCGGCCGCGTCGATATGGCTCACGTTGACGATCGCCGGCAGATCGACTTCCTGCGCGCGCACGATGCCGACGATCGGCGGCGCCGTTTCGCCGTCACCGCGCGCCGATAAGTCGTCCTCCTGGATAGCGACCGCCGAGGCCTTTCCGCGCTTGACGAACACGACCTGCTCGTCCCGCTCTACAGCGTCAAAAAACCACGCGTCGCGCAGCGGTTGAATCCATTCCCGCCCCGCTGCCTGTTGCGAGACGGAGTAACCGTCAACGATGTCGGTCAGCTCCGAAACATCGTATTCAGCGCCGTCGAGACCGCAGAGCTCGGAAATGTCGCCGACGATCTCCGATAGCGGGACGCCGCCCGGTGTAGGTGCGAGGTTCGTGACGCCGTCCGAGCCGAGCACCAGGCCGCCGGCCAAAGGGACGACGTTGTCGCTCTCGAAGACGTATACAGGAATGTCGCCGCCCCCGCGCTGTTGCGGATAAAGCGAAAGAGTGTGATCAGACGCGACGCTAATCAGGTTCATAGAATCGAACCCGAGGCCTGCGAACGAGAACGCAAAAAAATCGTTGTATCGGACGAAATTGCCTTTCAAATTAGAGACGTTCAGCCCCGCCGGAAAATCGGCGTTATCCCAATGGTGCTCGAGCTCGAGCTCAGCGCTGTATTCATACAGGCCCGTCGATCCGTCACGAACGTAAAGCTTGCCGTTATCGCTCGTGCCGAATCGAATGCTATCGGCCGACGCGCCCGGTAAATTGATTCGAATGTCTGGCGCGCCGACCGGGATCCCGTCGGGCGCCGAGTAGCGCTGAATACCTGGCGTCGTTGGACCGTGCGCGACATAAAGAAACCCGCCCTGATATACGCCGGTCCCGTAGACGTCGCCGTCGGCCGTCAGGAAGGTTAAAAATTCGCCGTTGCGATACCACGCGGTGTCGCCGGTTCCGAAAATTCCAATCGCCGCGATGTTTAGATTCGAAATGGTGCATTTGAGCTCACCGAAGTTGGAGATCGGTTGCTCTGGAAGGGAGCTGACGGACGTCCCGTCGGTCGTCCATTGCTGCTCGGCGTATGTCGGATGCCCGCCCGGAGACCATTCGCCGACCGTGATAATTCCGGTTTCCGCGTTGTATGCAACGCCGTAGATCCATCCGGGGCTCTCTTCTGGCGCCGCCGTGAAAAACGAAATGCGCTCGGGAATTTCCGATGCGGTCGTGTAGACCTCGAAATTGAGATTCGGCAGCGCGTTCCCGTACTCGGTCAACAGAAGATCGGAAAAAACGACATAAGCGACGCCGCGATACGCCGGGACGTTCCCGACACCGTGAATCGATTCGAGCGTCGGATCCGGTAGTTGCTCCTCGCTGCCGCGGTAAACGGTGATCGGCAAATCGTTGCTCTCAATAGTCGACGTGCTCGATCGGTCCCAAATCAATCGACCATTTGCCCAGATCTTGCGAATTCCGAGCACCGGCCCCTCGCATAGCCGAACCGCGAAGCTGCAGGTGTAGGTGTAATTCGTGACCTCTGGGCCGCCTTTCCCGCCGCCCGAGGTTTCTGAGTGCTCTGTAAGCTCAGGTTGCTCGTCGATGATGTTCCCGGCGAGCCGCATCGTTCCCCAGAGTCGCGGCGTGATTTGTCCATAACTGGAGTTATGAAGCTTTAGGTCGTCAAGGCGCGGCCCTTGAATCTTTTGCGGGTCGAGCATGTTCCCGAGCGCGGCGCCAAGCGTCCATCCAATCGACGCGCCGAGCGGGCCGAATGCAGACCCCGCGAATGCGCCGGCAATGCCGAGCGCAAGCGATGCCATCAGGAAACCCCTCGAAAACTGAAATAAGCGACGATGCGCGCGCGCCATTTATCGTCGATGCGATGCTCGGCGACTTTTCGCGCTTGCGCGTAGGCGTGGATCATGTAATCGGCCGCGGTGAGAAGTCCGAAATGCTGCGGATCCTGCTCGAAACGCATCAGCAGCACGTCCCCCGGCAACGGTGTATCGGTCGGATTCAAGTACGCGGCGACGGCCATGCGCAGCAGCGCCGGGTCCGGTGTGCGACCGTAACCGCGAAACCGCAGATCTCGCCGAAAGGCCTCCGCCTCCTGGATCCCGACGCCGCGCGCGACGCCGGCGACGAAGCCGATGCAGTCCGCACCGACCCCTTTCAACGAGGCTTGATGCTTCCACGGTGTCCCGATCCATTCGCGCGACTCGGCGACTATCGCCTCGCGAAGCGTCAATTGCGCCGCCCCACCTGTACGATTTTGTCCGTTCCCGGCAAGTACGGCATGGCGCGCATGTTGTAGACGTTAAAAAACCGATCACGGCATGTCGCGAGCGACTTATCGCAGCCGGCGACCGCGGTGTAATCCTCGCCCGCGCTCACGGCATACGGGAATGAGAGGTGCAGCGTGAATTGGCCCGGAACGTAAGATTTGATCTCTCTGGAAAATCCATCATTCGGGCCGGCGTTCATGGTCAAAATCCCGCCGTCGAAGTGCCCGGAATCACCGAATCTGCTCACGGTCCCGCCGGACACATAGGCCGGATAATCGGTCGTGTCGGTCGTATCGACGCCGAGCTCGAAGCTTGTCGCTCCGGGATTGCGCACGATGACCAACACATTGACCGCCGAGGGTCCGACAATTCCAGACAGCACGACCGACTCGCCCTCCGTCAGCGGCGGATCGAATGCCGTTGCATACGAAACCACGCCAGGATTCGCATTCGAAACCGCCGTGACCGCTCTCGTGTCCGTCGGACCGGGTTCGTTGCGTGCCGCGTCGTATATCGTGAGAGCATCGTCGTTGACAGCGTCAACGGTACCGGTCACGGTGAGCGCACGGCGCGCCGTCCATACGACCGACCCGTCTGCGGTCGTGCCATCGACCACAGCATTCCAGACGGGCTCGGAACCGCCTGACGTGCCCGAAGTCGTGCACGCGAATATGTAACCGTTCTCGACAGTCGGCGACACGATCGACCCGAGCGCCGCATCACCGATCACGATCGCGGCGTAACCCGTGCCGGCCTCCCATGTCGGCGGCGCGAGTCGCACCTTGCAGCGAGAATCGCCGAGGTTCGCGTCGCATCCCGGCCCCTCGACGCGCCCGAGGCTGCGCGTGTACGCCTGCATCAGTCCGCGCAACTCGGCCTTAAACTGCCCGCGTTCCAGCGAAACCTCGCCGAGCGTCCCTTTGCGCTCGATCATTTTCCCCATCGTGAGATCGACCCAATTCACGACGAAAATCTCGAAAGCAGCGTGATCCCAGAGACCGGCCAGTAGATCGGCCTCAGTGATCGACGGACTATTAAGCAGTCCGACGATCTCGAGATTGTCGACGTTGAGATCGGACGATGTAGCTACGTCTGACGGGTTATATCCGGTTGCCGCCTGATAGGTATGCCCATCGAATGTTATGTCGCGATCGTGATCGGTGAAGGCCTTTACCGTCCCGTTTGTGAGCGTGATCAACCAGCACGTCGCGAGCGTCGCCGTCTCGCCCGCGAGGTGCGCGGCAAGAGCGACCGAGACCGATTTCACTCGCGGACCTCGACGAGCGGAACTGAATCCCACTCGATAAGCACCCCATGAGCATTACGTCCGGCGACATGCCATTGCATGTGATCGGTGTCGAAGCGTGCGGGAACGTCGAAGACACCGGTCCAGCCGGTCGGCGTCCCTCCGGTAACCGTCAAAATCCCGGTATCGAGATCCCATATCGCGCCGGTAACGGTTCCCGCTATGGTCGGCGTTCCGCGCAGGCGCGTGATCTTGCGCTCGTGCGAAGCAGATCCCGACGTGTATCGCTTATATGCCTGAAAGTGGGTCGCATCGATGATCGCAAAAACGCCTTCGTCCGCCTTCGCCGTATAGTCGGACCAATCGCGAACGCGAAATTTGTTCGCCATTCCGGCGCCGACCGATCGGAAAAAAGCGAGTAACTTGCGACCCTTCGTCTCCATTTCCTTAGCAGAGACGCGAACCTCGCCCTTCCAACGCGCCTGAGCCCAATTAGCGTTTCGCGACTCATGGCCCGATTGCAGCACAACGACATCGGTGAAAAACATCGGCCCTGCAGTCGCCTCGGCGACGATATTGTCCGGGAACGTCTCGAGCGCGCTCATCCGTTTCGCCTTGCTGCGCGCGTGATCCCGCGATAGGCCTCGAGCCCGATCTGATTCGCCGTCCGCGTATTCGGCATGCCTTGCACCGCGATTGTGATCGGCGCATGGATCGTCACCGACTTCCCGCCTACGGACGAAAGCTTATGATTCGGTGTAACGCGAGCGCCGCGCGGTAGGTGCACGAGCTCGGGCCCGCGTTCGCCGACCAGAGCGAGCCCTCCCGGCGCAGAGTCCGTCCCCTCCGCGAACCCGAAAAAGCTGAAGACGTCGCTCGATATGCCCGGCGAGCCGAATCCGCCCGTAATGCCGCCCAGACCGCCACCGATGCCACTCGCTGACAATGACGCGCTCGCGGCCGACAACGAGGCCGCCGCGGCGTCGAGCGAGGCGCCGGCCGTCAATAAGGTGCTCGCTGCTGTCGTGAGCGTCGTCGAGCCCGACGTCAGCGTCGTCGCGCCGCCGGTGAGCGCGCTTCCGGCGCCGGTAAGCGCCGAGCCCGCACCGGTGAGCGCCGAGCCCGCTCCGGTGAGCGTAGATCCCGCGGCCTGCAGCGCGGCGCCGCCGGTGACGTCGGGTGCCCCTGCCGGCGCCTTCGACTTGCCGCCGAAGAGGTCGCCGAAAACCTTGCCGAGACCGCCGAAATTCTCCGGTTTGAATATCGTCTCTGCGATGTTTTGCGACGCGATCCTGCTGATCCCGGCGACGAGCGACTTCTCGAGATCTTTCAGGATGTCTTTCGCCGACTTCGCGCCGGTCGCGAATGACGAGATCGCGTCCGAGAAGCTGTCGACGAAAACGTCGTTGAACTTCTTGGCGACGAGGTCGCCGGCGGCCGCGAGCTCTTCGATTTTCAGCCGCAATTGATCGGCGGCGAGCTGCGCGCGCGGATCCGACGCGCTGTCGGCGATCGCCTGATACTCGTCGGCGATGCGCTGCAGTTGAGCAATGCGTTCGCGGTTAGCGTCGCCCGAGGCGCGCAACGCCTCGAGCTCGGTCAGCGAGCCAGAGCGGCGCGCGATGTCGATGCGCGACTGCGCGAGCCCGACGCGGTCGAGCGTGTCGCCGAACCGTTGCGTCGCGTCGTTGAGTTGCGCTTGTACCGAGACCTGCGCCCGCTCGGCCTCGAAGGCGTCCCGCGCGAGCGCCGCGATGCGCCGGACCTCGGCGTCAGGCGAATTGATCTCGAGATCGATTCGCACCTTTCGCTGCCGATTCGAGAAGTCGAACGATGCCAGCGCAGCGCCGACCTTATCGCCGGCGAGCTCGCGCAATCGGATCGACGTCTGCTCGAGGTCGTCGCGGAAACCTTTCAGCGCGCGGCGCTCTTCGAACCAATTGCCCTGACTCTTCGTCGCCGCTTCCTGCTGCGCGTCGGCCCGCTTGCGCACGACCTCGGCGAGATCCTGCTCGGCCTTTATCCGATCCTGACCGCGCGCGGTCGACGCGAACTTGCGCAGCGCCGCGATCTCGCCGTCATACGCGTCGAGCTCCTTCGCGAGCGCGAGATCGATGATCGTCTGCCGCGCGTCGAAAAACTCTCGGATCGAGAGCTCGTCGTCGGTGTAGTACGTCTGCAGGAAGCGCTCGCGGTCGGCGAGAAGGCGCTTCTCGTCGCGAATCGAATCCTCGAAGGCCTTGATTTGCCCCTCGAGCGCCTTTTTCGTCGCGTCGTTGTTAGGCAGGCCCGGCGCTTGAATCCGATTCGTCGGTTTGCTCGGGCCGGTGTCCGCGCTCGGGTTGTTGACGCGCTTCAGGAACTCGTCGCGATCCTTCTGGAATTTCGCGAAGTCCTCATTGAGCAGGTCGCCGATCTTCCCTGCGCGGGTGAATTCGCCGGAAAGGAACGCCGCGGCCTGCGCCGCCCTGGCGCCGAGCGCTTCGCCGAAAAATTGAAACGCCGTCGCGCCTCGATAGGCCCACTCGGCGAGAAGCTTGATCGATTCCGCCGTCTTCGCCGATTGCTCTCGGAAACCGCCATGCGACTCGCTCGCCGCGGTCATCGCCTGCACATAGCCGGTCAGCGCCGGCAGCAGGTCGGCCGCAATGTTGCGGAAAAATCCGGCGGTCAGAAGCTTCGCCTTCGCGAGCTCGTCGTTGAATTTGTCCGACTTCTGAGCGACCTCCGTCGTCATGCCGGAATATTTCTCGTAATAGGCGATGTTCTGCCGTAACGAGTCGCTGCCCTCGTTCAGCAGCGGAATGAGCTCCGCATATCCTTTTTTGAAGAGCGCATTCGCGAGCGCGGCCTTATTCGGCCCGTCTTTGTAGGTTTCGAATTTCGCGGCCAGCTCGACGAGCACCTGGCCGGCGTTTTTGACCTCTTTGTTCGCGCCGAGAACATTGATTTTCAGCGTGTCAAAGGTCGCCGCCGCCTCGGGATTACCCTGCGCGGCCTTTGCGATCTCGAGATTGAGCTTGCCAATCGGCCCGACGATTCCGTCAAGCGAAGATCCCGCTTGCTCGGCCGCGAAGCCGATCCCGCCGAGCGTCGTGACCGCGATCCCGGTCGTCTTAGAAAGGTCGTTGAGCTTGTCGGCGCCGTCGATCGCGCCTTTGATCAGCGCCGTAAATTTCGCCGCCGTTGCGCCAATGGCGAGACCGCCGAGCGCGTTTTTCAGCGAGTCGCCGGCCGACTTTACCTGCCCTTGAAAGCTTCCGAGACGCCGATTCGCCTGCGCGAGCCCCTCTTCGAGCTTCGCGAGGCGCGCATTGATGTCGATCGTTAGAACAGCGGCGGCCATCGCGTCAGATCCCCTGCTCGAGATCCCGGTTCGGATTGAGTCTCATCGATTCGATTCGGTGCTCACGAACGACGAGCAAGAGCTCGCAAAGCGTGTCGATGTCATCGCATCCCTTCATCGCAGCCAGCCACGGCAGCGCCGACCATTCGATCTCGCCGCCGAAGTAACCCCAGAGCTCGACCGCGAGGTTCTCGATCGGTGTAACGAGCGGACCCTGCGCGCCCTCGGCCTTCTCGCGATCGTCGATCCAATCGAGAGCGCATATCAGTTTCCCTGCAGCACCTCGAGTCGCTTCTGGTAACCGTCGAGCGCTTCGAGAACGTGCTCCCAGATCGGTCGCCAGAGGTCGGGACGGTCCGCGATCCACGCCCGGAAGAGCTGCAGGTCGAACGGGACCGCATCGCTCGCGCCTTGCGGCTCGATGTCGCTTTCGAGCACGCCTTCCCATCCGGTAACGCAATTCTGGATCGTGTCGTATGCCACGAGCAGGTCGTCACCGTTGCACCGGTGTCGACGCTGCGCGTGCTCCAATTGCGTCGGTCGGCGAACGATGAACTTCATGCGCTCGCCGACCGAGCAAATACTTTCCCGCGCCTTGAGCAGACGCGCGTCCAGCAAACGCGCTTCCACGGGTTAAGACGCGAACGCGAAGCGCTTGCCGATCTGCGAGACGCTGAACGACGACGTCACGAGATCCTTCAGCGGGATATTCTCGCCCGGCAGCGTGACGTAACCGCGGAAGATCCGGCGCTGCCCGTCGCTCATCGTCACGCGGAAGACGAGCGGGTCGTTGTTCTCGGCCGCCTCTTCGACGATCTGCGAACCGGCCGACAGCAGGTCGGACAGCGAGTCGATCGTGATGTCCGGTGCCGGGTTTTGCGCGAAGACCTTCTGCTCACGACGGTCGAGCAGCACCGTCGCGTCGAGCGTGTTCGGCGATGCGCCGCCGGACGTCACGTTGCGCGCCTTGCCGAGCGTGACCCATGTCGATACCTGCGAAAAGGTCGTCGTACCGGTAAGCGCGCCGAAGTCGGTCGCGTCGACGCCCTCGAGCTCGAAGGTGTTCGCGCCGAGGTTCAGATTCGCGACGCGCGCGACCTGGCCCGACATTTCCTGCATGCCCTCGATGTCGTCGCTGATGACAACGATGTCGCCATTCGCGACCGTCGTCGTGCCGGTATACGTCACGACTGCCGGGTTCGCTTGCGTGATTGCGGAGATCGTAACGTCCGCGCCGACGGTTGATTGCACCTCGACGCGGGTTTTACGACCGATTAGCGGTTGCGCCATGATATTTCCCTTTCCTTTCGTTTACGGGTTCAATTCCCAGACGTCGAACGTCAAAATCGCCGCGTGCTGCCGCAGCTCTGGCTCGTAGGCCACTTCGCGATCGGTCTGCGCGTGGCCTGCGTCGTGCATCGCGTTCGTTACTGCGACCGCGACTTCATTCGCTTGCTTCCTCGAGAGCGCCCAGATCGTCACGACCATCGATACGCGCGACGCCGCGAGCGTGTTGTCGAGCGTGTATTCCGGTTCGGTGTTGCCGCGTTCATAGGCGATCGCCGGCAACATGGCCGGCGTTACCTCTTCCGGTATTTCGTCCGGCGTGATCTGATCGCCGACGAGCGCGAGCAGCGCGGTCGACGCGAAAAGCGCCGCCTTCGTCTGCAGCTCGGCTGCATCGGCCTCGGTCGTCACCGTTTGACCTGATTCGCGGTCGCGATGCGCGCGATGATTCGCTGCTCGAATACGCGCAGCGCTTCGTCCGCTTTTGCTCGAAACGCCGGGCCGAGAAATTCATACGGCGGGACCGTGCCGCCTTTGTTGGCAGAGCGCCGGCGCGCGGCGTTCGTCGAGCCGCCGACGCGCTTTTTGTGCCCGGCCTCGACGAATCGGAAGTAATACGGGTCGCCCGACACCGGCGAGCGCTTGCGCTGCGCGCGCGACGCGCGGACCGAAACATAGATCCCGATTCGGCCCTGTGCGGCCTTGTAGCGCTTCGATTTGAACGCGCCAATCGCGCGCCGCATCGTGCCGGCGACGCGCCGATTCGACGAGAAGTCGCGCGGCCTGGCGAGCGCCTGCGCGGCCTTCGCGATAACCTTGCCGCCGTCGCGCAGCGCGCCGTAAACGACCCGCCGGCGCATGTCGCCCGAGAGCTCAGTCAGCGCCGCGACCGCCTCTTCGACACCCCTCAGCTCAAACCAAACGCCGTCAGCGGCCATCATTGAGCCCCTGCGAGCAGAGCAGCGTCGTGAAGGCCGGGTCGTCGTTCGGCAGCACGGCGTCGACCTGCAGCGCGCGGTCGTCGCCGACGCCGGCGTGCCAGATCACGCGCATCGCGTTCGTTACCGGCGGGCCGACTCTGATCAGCACGCGCAGCGTCGAAGGATTCTGAATCTGATCCGCCGCGTGCGCCTCGCGGCCGCTGATGGCTGCCACGTTCGCCGGAATTCGCGCGTATGCGGTCGGCGCCCACGCGATCACCTGCGCGTTGAGCTCGTCGCGCGTGATCGCCTTCGCCTGCAGCGAGATCCTATGTCGCAGCAGGCCGGCGGGAATCATCGCGTCAGACGCCGAGCTCGAGCCGGTACGGCGTCAGCAGATGGACCGCGCCGAGCGGGAGCTCGGCCAGGTTGTCGAGCGCGACCGCCTCGCGGTTCGCGAAGTAGTGCGCGACGTAAAGATGAATCGCCTGCCGGATCGGCTCGGGAACCTCTTCTGGCTCGGTCGCGTCGAGGTCGTATCCGGCGCTATAGCGCACGCGGATCGAATTCACGTCATAGCGCGCGCTCGGCCAGGTGACGCCGTAGGCCGGATGCAGTCGCGGCGGCCGCGAGTAGAGGTCGATCCGATACTGATCCGCGGCGAGCACCTGATCGGCGCCGTCGGTGTCGACGTAGGTGACCGACTCGATCAGTCGCACGGGCCCGCGCGGGAGCGGAATCCATGTATAGCAGGCCGAGCGGTCATAGAACGTATAAAACGCCGGGACCGCGATCTCGATCGTCTTCGAGACGATGGAACCGTTCAGATAATTCTCGCAGGCCTGCCGCGCCGCCTTGATCAATTTCCCGATTCGTGTCGCCTCGATGTAGCCCGGCGGCGAATTGCCGTCGGTCGCCGCGCGCAGGTTCTCGCCCGCCTCGGCGACCGTGATCGGCTCGGTCGTGCTTTCGTCGATGATGCGGAAATTCATCGCAGCGCGTCCTCGAGTGCCATGCGCGGGAAGCAT